GGAACGTAGACATCGACGACAACATCCAGATTAACCGTATGAACGGCCTGGATGCTCAGGTCAACAAGAACCTACTCAACTCCAAAGGTCAGCGCCGCCGAAAGATTGACGATATATGAGCAACGTGTTTTTCATATCAGATCTTCATTTGGGCCACAAAAAGATGGTTGGTCCTGAAGTAACTCATCGCCGATCCGGATCTCTAAATGTGGATGATCACGACGATTGGATTGTTGAACAGTGGAACAAGGTCGTAACCAAACACGATCTAGTCTGGGTATTGGGTGATGTATGCTTTGATAAGAATAAGATGAAGCTTTTCAAAAAGATGAAAGGCTGCAAGCATTTGATTCTTGGAAATCATGATGAGTATTCCTTAAAACTTTATCTAGAATACTTCAACAAGATTCATGGGTTCATGAAGTATAAAGGCGCTGCGTGGCTTAGTCACGTTCCAATAAATCATGGCCAGCTTCGCAACAAGTGGAATATACATGGCCACACGCATAGTCACCAATTGCCGGATCTTAGGTATATTTGTGTTACGGTCGAAGCCCTCAAAGGGGTTCCGATAAGCTGGGAAGCAATTAAATCTATGATGGAGGATCGCAAATGTCTGATGAAAGCCAACGAGAAAACTCTGCTGGTGGACTGAAGTATTATTGGTGCGTAAACTGCGGTAACCACGGAATGTTTAAAATTCCAAAGTTCACCCAGTCATTCTGTCAGAACTGCGCTTACGATCTTTTGACTCCGTTCACATTGGACGAAATCAAAGAAGATGAGCATTTGACTTTCATGTTTAAGGAACACCTTGAAAACACTCCTGTCACTGGATCTTAGTACAACCTGCACAGGATGGTCTACGTTCGACATCGAAACCAAAGCCTTGACTTCGTATGGCATTCTAAAGCCTGCGACCAAGATCAACGACCTTGTAATATCGAAGTTGAAGTATCCCCATCCCCAGCTTTTAAAGATGATCGATCTGTCTCTCAAATTGAGACAGATCATCCTTGAGACAAAGCCTTCACATATAGTTATCGAGGAAATTGCAGGCTCACGTCAGCGTTTGGGACAGAAAGTTCTAGATGGACTTCATTGGATCGTTTTGATGCACAATCAAGAATTCATCCCAATCATCTCATATTATGACGTAACTGGGCAAGATGGTTGGAGAACGAACCTAGGATTAAAGTTGACCGAGGCAGACAAGGCTAACAACAAAGAATCTAAAAAGCTCAATACGAAGCTTGGCAAAGGTGTTCCAAAACTACCCATTATCGACCCAAAAGATTTAGCGTGTAGACACGTCAATGCTCGCTACGGGTTGAACTTGGATCCGCAACTGAATCAGTTTGATGCAGATATTGGCGATAGCATAAGTATGGGCGACGCCTGGCTCCGATTCCGGTGTCCGAAGAATTAAAGTCTAGGTACTATGGAGTTATGGATAACTTCAAGTTTCAGTATGAAGGTTTAAAGTGGTTGTTTGAGCATCAGCTCCTGGATAATCCGCAATTGATCAATCAGCTTAAAATGAATATTCTCATGGTGTCTCCTAGCGTCAAGGACACGGAGCTCCTTATTGCTAGGGACCAAAAACAGATGTTGGTCTACGTAGATCTTACGTGGTTCGGGAGGACTTTTCGCAAAACAATGATTCGTCAAGAAACAGAAGACATACTTTCTCAGATGCTTCCATCGTTTAAGATTCGAGTGGTAAACGACCGCAAGATCTTCAGCATGGCTTTAGAAAAAGTGAAAAGTGCCTTAACAGGAGGTTCTAATGCGATACCTAATAATTCTGTTGCTGTCTCTGACACCAACAAGCTGGCAAGCCGAAGCGCTGCCGCAACCGATGGCGCCACGCCTAGTGGCGAACCAGCCGCTGCTCAAGCAGATAGTGAAAAACAATCCAAAGATTGATAAAAATTACGCTGCAAAACTATCGCTCATAATTGCCGCTAAAGGTTTGAAATACGGCGTCCCTGTCAAATTGTTGGCGGCTATTCTTATGCAAGAATCTACCTATAAGCTGGATAGCATCCACGCAACTTGTGGGCTACTTCGTCTTGAAGATTCACAAGAGTCTTGCATTATGACTGATTTTGGCATTGCCCAAATTCATTATAAAAATCTATCCAGGTTTCATCTTGATAAAGTTAAGCTAACAACCGATTTGGATTATAGCGTTGATGCTGGGGCGATGATCCTAGCTCAGTATAAGCATTACCAGAAACGCGAACCCGATATGTGGTGGACCAGATACAATTGTGGTACGGGTAAGCTTGATACAATCAAATACGCATGTCTACAATACCAGAAGTCAGTGAAATTGAGAATGTAAAGAAATGGACTACGACGATAAAAAGACGCTATTTCCCCCAAGCAAGGCTGTCCTCGGTATCGAAGGAATCAAGACTCTTTACATCTGTGATGGATTGTCTGAAAAAGAAATAGCGCAACGTTTAAATCTCTCCGAAAGTACAGTTTCAAAGATTGTAGCCGAAAATAAGTTACCAGAGCTTCGTAAGGCTTTTGTTCGTCAGGGCATCTCAGAGCTCCAGAACGTTCAAGTCCAGAAAGCTCAAAAGCTGATGGACATTGAATCAAACTTCAAGAGTATGAGAATCCTCCAGCTCGAGTCTGTTCTTCAGGACTACGCCGCTTACCACCAAAAGCACGGCCACTTCTACAAACTCCACCCTTTGACCGGAGAGATCCTCAAAGACATGGATGGGATTCCGATGCGGCTCAAGCTCCCAAACATCACCAACGAAATTAAAGATTTGAAGGAAAGTTTATCTTTGTCTGAAGGTCTTAAGTCGTTGCTGGGGCAAATTGACGAATTGATCAACAAACCGTCCCGCGACGTTGAAAACATCCACGACGATGATGTTATCGAGGGATCTTTCACGGACCTGTTCAAACAGCGTAAAGACTAATGGACATTGCAAACCTAAATAATAAGCAGTTCGCTTTGATCTTCATGAAGGTCGTTGAGAAAGTCAAAGAAGACCCGATCGAATTCTTCGTGAAAGCCCAAGGGTTTCTTGATTTAGATCCGACGGCCGCTCAAGAAGTAATTCTTAAAGTCGTGTTCGGCAAGACTCTGGATCCTTTGATCAAAAAAGAAGTTCGAGTCGAAGAGACCACGGCCAATGGAGACTTCACGATAGTCTCGAAGATGATGACCGAGTACGAGATCTACGAATTCTTGACTGAGAGTCCGTACGATCCATTGGTAATCAAGGCCGCCAAAATCAACAAGATCAACCTAATTTGTGGACGACGTTCTGGTAAGACTTTGTTGTCAGCCGTAATCGCAATCTACTGTGCCATCAGCAATAACTGGAAACCGTTCCTAAAGAAGACACCGTTCGCTACAGTTTTGATTATGTCCCACTCCAGAGAGTTCTCCGATGAAGTGTTGGAGGTGATTCGATCTTTAATCGAAGCCTCAGACATTCTCAGTCGACTGGTGAATAAGGACAAAAAGAACACCAGCTCCACAATGAACTTGAAGACTCCTTGGATTCTCAAGGATGGAACCATTCAATGGTCACGCGTTCAAATTAAAGTATCAGCTGCATCCAGCAAGACAACTCGGGGAGTTGCAGCGTGCGCGGTTTTGTGCGATGAGATTGCGTTCTGGAACTTATCAGAGGACATGAAGGAAACTGATACTAAAATCATGAAAGCCATCAGGCCCAGTATGAAGCAGTTCGGTGAGCTTGCGATGTTGATTAAACTGTCGTCTCCAGGTATCAAGCAAGGTATTCTCCACCAAGAGTACAAGCAACGCCAAGAAGGCATCCTCCCAGAAACCTATGCTATCTTCAAGGCCCCGTCTTGGGTGATGTCACCATCGGACGTTCTTCCTGCAAAAGAACTTGTTGAGGAATGGCGTTTAGATCCGGACGGTTTCGACAACGAGTATCGCGGTAATTTTTCAGATTCATTGTCGAACTTCATCTTGCCCGAGCGAATCGATATGTCGATTCTAAAGGGTGTTCTGTTCCAACCTCCAGAAGAGACCGGAATTAAATACCACCCAGCAATTGATGCGGCTTATAAAGGTGATACGTTCACGTTCTCGCTCACGGGATATGTCAACGGACGCCTTAAACAATTCGTATCTAAAGGCTGGAAGGGAACCAAGTCCAACCCGGTGTCAGCCTTCGAAGTGGCTGAATTCATCAAAACGGTATGCAAACAATACCGCTGCGATGAAGTGTCCGCGGATCAATTCTCGTTCCAACCCTTAAAGGAGATCTTCGAGAAGTTCGGAGTCACACTTGTGGAACGGGTCTTCACACCAGCTTTCAAAAAGAAGATCTACTTCAACTTGAAGAAACTCGTCCACTCTCAGCAGATTGATCTTTTGGACAACGAGATCCAGACCAGGGAATTGAAAGAGCTAGTTGTTGAACAGAACTCCACAGGCAATATACGCATAGGCCATCCTAACGGTGGTTCAGATGACTATGCGGATGCCTTGGCCATCTCAGCATTTATGGCAACCGAAGCCCTTGGCCAAGGTCAATTCGACTTTCAAGCTACAGGCCCGGTCAAGGATTATGGCGTACGTACGGACATCAATGGACGCGCCTTTACGGCCCCGAGTGCAGAATTACTCGTCCAATCCGGACACTTGCCAGAGATGGTTGCAGACAACTCAGATGGCTTCAGGAAGAACCCCCTGACCGGTAAGTTGGAACGGGACGATGATGAGAACGATATTGACGAGACGGATGGAACTCACTTTGACTTTTAATGACTCTATTTGGTACAATAGCAATTAGGGCACACCCAGTTTAGTTTGACGCTCTGAACGTGCACGTGATTGAAATCACAAGATTTATAGGAAGTTACAATGGCCGACGCCCCTAACAAACCTTCGATTTTTCAAAAGATGCTCGACGCCGGTAACGCCGTTCTGGACGCTCAAATCCTGAAGGCCAAGACGACTATCATCAATTCCAACATCGAAGATGACTTTCTTTACTCGAAAGCCATCACCGAAGATCCCAACTATTCCACGCATGCTCAAGGGTGGAAGGATAAACCTTTCAGAGTTCAAAACTCCCATTTGAAACAAATGAGTACGCAATCGTCACCGGTTGCCTCAGTAATCCAGACTCGCCAAAACCAAGTGTCAAATCACGCCACCCTTGTGAAAGCCAAACAAGACAAAGGCTTTATGATTTGCTTGGTTGATGAAGAAGAACTTTTAGAGAAGATCAAAGAAGAGCTTCGCGAAGAGATGGAAGAAAACGATCACCCGGGAATCGGTAAAGACGCTGAAGAGAACCAAGAAGAGCAAGATCCTAAAGCTCAACCTGATTCTGCAGAACAGCCCTTGCTTGATGAGGCCGATCCTGCAGGTCTGACAAAGGCCGATCCTGATCTCAATGAAAACGATCGAATCATGGAAGGCGCTGATGAAGAAGACGACAAAGAAGATTCAGCCGAAGACGCCGGTAAAACCGACGATCAAGTTGAAGAATACAATTGGGAACTTGAGCGCAAAGCCCGTGAGATCCTAAACAAGAAGTTCGAAAAGGCCCGTAAGGCCGTTGAGCAGTACGTTCTGAATTGCGGCAATACCGACAATCGTCCGTTTGAAACCAAAAAGTGGAATTTCCAATCCGCACTTCGTGCGTGGACTCGTGACACACTGACTTACGATTTGTACGCAACTGAGATCGTCCCCGACCGTGTTGGGCGTCCGCATCATTGGTTTCCCGTAGATGCTGGTTGCATTAAGTTTTCCAGTGCTTCCTTGAAGAACTACAAGGACATGGCCGAAACTTTCATCAACATGGACATTCTTTATCCTGAGAACAACAAGGTTAACGCTGAGAAGCAAAAGGTAATCGATCTAGATCCTAAGCTTTTAGAAAAAGACCAATATAAATACGTTCAAGTTATTCGCGGCAAAGTGGAACGGGCGTATACTCAGGACGAACTGAAGATCGGTATCCGCAACGTCACTACGGACATCTACGTAAACGGTTACGGCGTCTCAGAACTCGAGCTTCTGGTGAGTTTAGTTACTGGTCACTTGAATGCTGAGTTCTACAACCAAGCTTATTTCACTCAAGGTTTTTCTGCCAAAGGTATCTTGCACATCAAGTCTGCAATCCCTAGACGTAAACTTGAGAGTGTTCGTCAGCAATGGTCTGCAATGGTCAAAGGAGCCCGCAACTCCTTCCAAACTCCAATCTTCGCCGGAGTAGAAGATGTGAAGTGGATCCCGCTGACTCAGAGCCACAACGACATCGGCTTTGAAGGCTGGATGCGTTATCTCGTTACCATGATCTGCTCCATCTACCAAATCGATCCTACCGAACTCGGCATCTACTTCAAGCAAGAAGGTTCTGGCGGCGGATTGAACGGCGGCGATAAAACCGACGTTAAGATGAGCCAGTCCAAAGACAAAGGCTTGTTTCCGTTGATGAACCATATTCAAGGTTACATCAACGAAAACATCATCAAACCCTTCGACTCCAGATTCATGCTGAAATTCACGGGCTTGGCGGATGAGACCGTGCAGTCGACTCTGGATCGTCAAGAAAAAGAAGTCAAGTTCAAGAAGACTGTAAATGAAATTCGTGCAGAAGACGGACTCCCGCCTTTACCCGGCATGGACGATGTTATCTTGGATCCCCAGTACATGGCGTGGTACAACGCTTACTCTGCTAAAGCCCAAGCGAAAGTCAAAGATGATCAAAGTCACCAGCTCAAGCAAGGTAAACAGCAAGCCGACGCTTTGCTGGCTGCCAAAGGTGCTGGCGAAGACGATGGTAAACCTGCGCAACCCCCTGAAGAAGATCTTTATGGAGAAGGCGCAGCCCACTCAATGACTACTCCGCCTCCTCCAGGACTTCCAGTAAACAAGTCCCTCAATACTCCTAAGGTCAAAACTGTCACGATAGAAACCTACCAAATAAAGAAGTAGGCTATGGGCAAAGTTAAAATCTACGTCGAAGAAGGCGAAACTCTGGAAGAGGCTGAACAAGATCTCCAGAAAGCCCTTCAGTATCATTCGTCTGGAGAAGTCCACGACGAAGACTCTTATTTGGATCCCGCCATGAAAAGTCTTACGGATCGACTTGAGTCTATGCACAAAGTCATGTATGACAACATCATCAAAGAAGTGATGGAAGCCTTGGATAAGGAATACACCAAGTAATGGTAACCTCTAAGCAAACTCTGGAATTGATCAGAGAGATAATTGAACGCAACTACAAAACGCTGATGATTTCTGTGTTGGGTAGAAGTGTATTCTCTCCTCAGGAACTAGAGAACTTGAAAGCTCACGGAATTGACACCTCGAACGATCAATCTTTGCTCGCGCTGGCGTATCATCACAATTTCATAAACCATCCCGTGGATGAGTCGTCTCCTCAGTCAGTTGAGGATATGGAGAATCAGCAGAACGTTCAAGGGATGAAGCCCCAGGGTCAAGCTTCAGAGTATACCGTCGGCAACATCAACGATAAAACTAGACAGTTGCTGGAAAAGCTTAAGCTTGATG